CTTCGGCGATCATGTTCTTGGCAAGGGGTGTAAAGCGTCCTAGTTCTGCGTAGCCAACGACAACTCGGCGGCGCTCAATGTTTGGCGGGCAGGTTGCGTCCACGGTCGGCGATAAGGCAAACCTGATCGTCGGGTCTTTGGCAAGTTCTTGCACGTTGTCCCACAGCTCTGTAATTGACTCGGCAATAAATGCGACGGTGACAAGCACTCGACCGTCTGACAGGTTGACGCATCTGGTCGCGCTGTATCGGGAGTCATCCAGCGACGACTCAATAGCCACGACCCCACCGCTAGGCACCTCACCGTGGTATTCCAAGGACGGCCAGCGACCAGGCTCAATCCATCCGCGCACGACACTCACCCACAGGTTGAGGGATGCGCGCAAAAACGACGCCCGATCAGGGTTGGTGGATTCTTGCCTAATTGTGTCCATGTCCAACGTGTGACCGAGTGCAGGATTACCCCACGCCCATGACGCTGGGTGCAACGGGTCAAGGCTTGGGTCAGGCGACCATTCCGCCATGTACATCGTGGACGGTTCGCCTTTGTCAATTGCTCGAATGCCCGCCTCTCGCCACCTTTGGAAAAGTACAGATTCCTCGGTGCCAGCTGTGCTGAAGAAACACGCCAAAGGATTTTTGCGTGCGCGCTGTGCCGGCAGGAGACCGCCTTCCACGGAATCGGGGTTGACGTCAAACAACTCGTCCACCACGACCAAATCAATTGACATACCGTGACCTTGGTTTGGCTTTAATGCTTTGACCCACCATTTGCTGCCGTCTGGCATGGTGGCCTGATAACGGCCGTAAGACTTGACAATTTTTGCGCCGTAGTACTCCTCAAGGATTGGTGCCAAATCATCAAACAACAAACATGCAAGGTCAAGTCTGTGCGCGCCCGAAACAATAGTCTGCTTTTGTCCTCGTATCTTGGGCATCTCCACAAGCCAAAACAAGATGAGCGCCTGGATGATTGTGGTCTTACCGTTCTGACGCGCAACCGACACAAGGCTCGAGCGATGCACAAACTTGTTATCAGCGTCAACCGCAAGCATCCCCTCAAGAGCATGCAGTTGCCACGGCATCAGGTCTATCTGCAGCACCTTCTTAGCCATGTCCCCCACAAGCCCAGCTAGTGAGCCGGCATGGTTTGGGATGATCGTTTCCAGTCTCGGCTGATCATGGCCAGTTGGCGCTGGTTCAGGCTGATCTGGGCTGTTGGCGACAAAGAGAAGCATGGGGCTCGGGGTCAGTCCATCCGCGTATAAAAAATCGTTGATTGCTTTTTCCCTGTTTTGTTTTGCGTTAGCTAGTTTTTTGTTTCGGTATGTTGCCCCTCTTGCTGCATTGCAGGGCTTGCAACTGGCGACGTAGCCATCTTCGAGTGTGCCTTCGCGGTCGCTCTCAACGAGGTGATCAAGTTCGGTTGCAGGGTTGCGTCGGCACCAATGGCATGTTGGGTTGTCGCGCAGTAGTTCTGCTCTTGCTTGTTTGTAGATCGGTGTGTCATGTTCTGTGCGTTGACGTGTCATCTCACGCGCCTTCGGCTTGTGCTAGCGCGGCGCAAGCGCCTTGCTCTTGTTTGTGTTGAGTGTTGTTTGTTGTCGGGTTCATGTCGGTGCTTTCTTTGTTTGTTAACTGTATGTCATCTGCAGGTCAAGAGATGTGTGAATGCTCCACCCACCAGATTGCCCATCCTGGTACCCAATTGCATTAAGCTGATTATGTTTACAGCTCGCCTCGGCGCTTTGCCTCGCTCATTTCGTCTTGCATGATTAAGGGCGCGCCGATCTACCCTCGTTACCGAGTGTCACCAACTGCCGTGCGAATGGCTTAGGTCGTGCTACTAGCCGATTGTTTATGCTCTGGGGTTGCTCAAGGTGTAGAGAATGTACTCCATGTCACTTGGCTTCCAAACCGCTGCATGACATCCAGCCAACTCACACGCTTTCAACCAAACCTTTTGACCAGGTGTTGTCTTACCCTTCTCTGCCTTTAACTCAATGACCAGCGGCCGACCGCCTTGGAATGGGTGCACCATGAACAGATCAGGAAATCCCACATCGCCTTGCACGTTTGTCATCCAGCGTCCTCGAGTGTTCTGTGCCGGCAGATCGTGATGCACTAACCAGCCGTAACGTTTGGCGACGCTGATCACCATGTCCTTGAAGTCGGCTTCGCTGATCTTGGGGTCTAACTTCACTACAGCGATGCCGTCCAAATCTTGTCAGCAAGGTGATTTATTGCCCACCTGATTTTTTGTTCGGCTTCATTCTGCTCTTTTGTTATTTGTGGATACAGGGCTTGTAGCCGTTCTACCGCGCTAATCAATTCTTCTAATGTCATTTGAGCCTCTCAATGATTTTGCTTGCTTCGTGTGATTTCAACAGCTCCAATACGGCGCTGTCATCGTTTAGGTTGAGTTGAATCATCTCCAGTAATGCAAGATCGTCCATGCCTTTGTCCTTGGCTAGTTTCTTGATGTAGCCAATTTGCTTAGGTGTGGCAAATGCGCCAGAGGGTGTGTGCACTTGCGGTTGCGGTGATGTGGTTAGGCGCTCGACCTTTTGCATCTCATTGCGTGACGGCCTGGGGCCACTAGCAGGAGCCTGCAGCGGGCAGTTGGCAATAGCGCGACCAATGGCGCTGGTCTCACAGTTTTCTACAAATGAGGTTGCGTTAACCCCACGATCAGATTTGATTTCTTCGGCGTATCCCGTAGCGACTGTCACCTTGTCGTCCTTGTCGGCGTACAGTTCGCAGTAGAACACGCATGCATCGCCTGTGTAGTTCATCATGGACGTATATACGCGCCCGTTTGGATATGCAGCCCAGAACCTAACTAGACGCTGTTCTACGGTTTCGTAGTTGCTTAGGTCAAAGCCCATCAGATGCCTGCCCACACAGATAAGCGTTGTGCATGGTCATGCGCGCCACCGCGCTGGGCGTAAGCCAGTTCGCCTGTGTTGCGGATGATGCCACGTCGAGCGGCAGCGTTAAGCCGTCCAGCAATGCCCTTTGTAACAGGGAACTGATCGCCCAGGTGCTTCCAAATGTCGTCAGATGTGAAAAAGCCTTTAGTCCGCGCAACGTGCACAATGGCAGCGTCAACTTCGTTTTGTTCAGGTTTTGTCCAGCGCGCATCAGCTGATGACTGTGATGCCAACATGCCTTCAATAAATGGGGCGTTTTTTCGTGCCGGCACACGGCCATCACAGACGAAATGTGTTTTGCCTGTTATCTCTGGGTAGGCGATTGTTTCTTTGCAAATCGTGCAGGTTTTCATTGTCGGAATGTCCTTTGTCGGTTAGGAATGTGCTTGTAGTGCTTTGATTGCTAAATCAAGTGTAGTCACATCATGCAATGGCATCGGTTCTTCTAATGACAACGAGTTCTTCATGCCTTTAAGACGCTGAATGATGCTTGCGTGCGGATTAGTGCTTATGTCTGCAATTTCGTTAATCAAATTAAAGATTGCCATGTCGTGTTTAGTTGTCATCATTTGCTCCATTACCATTCGTCGGGTTTCTTCTGATAGTTCGCCTTGATTCCATGCCACACCTTCACTCATCTTGTTGCACTCCATGGCCCCCAGCCGTAACCGTGTTTGTCAACGCCGTAGTTGTAAATCGCTAACGCTGCGCGCAAATTAACATCAGCCTGTAACAAGTTTTCTGCTTCGGTGATAATGCCGGCATCAGTAAGCCATGGTGTCCAGAATCCGTTGATCTGCATTAGTCCGCGCGACCCACCGTTTGGGTCTTTGCTGTTGTATGCGTTTGGTGTGCAATTTGATTCACGCCACATCACAGATTCGAGCACGGTGCGTTGATCTGCAGGCCAGCCAAGGTTGACGGCAAGCGCGCTGAACTGCTCACAAGCCGAGCTGTACGGGTCAATGTAAATCGTGGATGATGTGCTGGACGTCGTGGTGCTTGGCTCTATCAGATAGGGCGCTAGGGCAATGGTGCTAGACGGGGTGCCAGACGCGTCAGGAGCCCCCACAGCGACCGTAAAGCCAAAAACCGTACAAAGTACTAGCCCTATCAATTTCTCTGCAAAATAGTTCATCGTTTCTCCAAAGGTATGGGCACGCCCCATGATGAAACGTGCGATCTGAATGCAATTTGTCCCATAAGGAACTTGCCCGATT